ATCGCCGCCGCCTGCGCGCCGCAGAAAACCGAGCGATACACGGTCGTTTGCGTGCTGAGCGTCCCGGAGGGAATCGATGGGACGCGGACTGCGGTGTGCAGAATCACGTTGTTGTACATGCCGAGCGCGCCGGTGAAGATCGGATTGCCCGTCACTTGGCCGCCAGTGATCGCCGCTTTCTGGATGTCGTACCAGGAGCCAGCCGCCGCTGACTGGATGCGAAGGTCCGTCACCTGGTAGGGGTGAAGGAACATCACGTAATACTCCTCACCCTTCAGGCGAACAGGCCGGATCATCGGCGAGAGCGTCTTAGCCTTCTCCACGCACACGTCGATCAGCGTCAGGCTGAACTTCATGGTCGTGGTAGCGGAGATGGACGACTCGGCGGTGGCACCGCCAGCGAAGATCCAGTTGTTGCTGGAGGGCGCAACCGTCGCCTGCGATCCGGTATAGCGCGTATCCGACTGCGCGGTGTTGCCGCCAGCCTGGTTGAAGAACGCCTGGTCAGCGCGCCCCGCGAACCAGTCCTGCAAGCCCATGCGGGCTTCTTCTCGGATCGAGAACGGGATGCGCTGCTCGGTCATCTTGCCTGCGGAGCGAACCGCGTGGCGCAGTTGGTCGAGTACGACCGCGTCCGAGTAGGTGGTCAGCGCTTCTTCGTTGCCCTCGAGCGTGCCGTCGCCAGAAACGCCGTCGCCGGTGAGCTGCATGCGCAGTCCGACCGTGACTTTGTCGCCTGGGCCTTTCGAAGTCTCGTCCTTCAGCTGAATGACGGAGTTCTCGTCATCGCCGATGAACTTGTAGATGAAGGTTTCCTTCAGCGCTTCGTGCGCGAGTTTTCGCGACCAAAGCTTTACTGCTAGGTTGTCGTTGGTGCCGTATGAGGAGACGGCCATGTCTGTACTCCTGAGTCCGTTAAAGGAACTTCGCCTTCCGGGAATCAGCCCCGGTGCGCGTGCCCTCTATCGGCTCAGGCGTGCGACATGGCTTTGATTTACGTGAGTGCCATCCTCACGAACGCCCGTTGGGCGGCGGCCCCATGACCTACTTAGGCGCGGACGGTGGTTTTTCTTTTCATGCTTGTCAAGGGCCTAATGAAGCGGGGTACGGCGAATGTTCTTGTTCCACCAGTCCGGGTCGGCCACGATACGGTCGATATCGGCATCGTCCATCTGGGCGAGCGACGCAAGCGTCACGTCATCTGGCCCCGCTCCACCGCCGTTAGTCTTCGCTGCGTCCTGGCCCTTGGCGATCGTCTCGAGCTTGGTTTCCGCCTTCGGCTTGGCTGCGGCTTTCGCCTCGTCCTTGGGCGGATCGGCTTTGAAGCCGTTACGCTGGGCAATCTTCCAGATCGCCTCCGCCGGGTTCTTTTCGCTTCGTACGGCTTGCTGCGTGACCGCTAGCGAACGCTGGAAGACGATCTGAGGTATCTGCTCCTCTGGGTAGCCAGCCTCGCGTAGCTCGTCTCCCCACATCGCCGCCACATACTCGGCCGCCTTGAAGTACGATGGCTCGGTCTTGGCGAACTCGGCTTCCCTGCGCTGCACAAGGGCGGCGAACTGGTTAAGGCCTGCGCCTTGTTGCGCCGCAGCATCCTGCTTGGCGAGGCGATCCTTGATGACTTCAAGATCCTTCTTCAGTGCGTCGTTTTCGGCCTTTAGGGCGAGAGCCGGGTTGTCTTCGAACTTTGGCTTCGTCTCATCCTCAACGCGCTTCTGTACGCCCTCCATGAAGCGCTGGAGCTTGGTGTTGCCGTCTGCGACCTGACTGCGCAGGGTTTCCAGTTCCTTCTTCAATTCTCTGTTCTCGCGCCGCGCTTCGGCCACCGCCTCGACTGGAACCATCTTGGGCTTTTCTTCGGCCTTTGGCTTCTCGGCATCCTTCGCCGGTGCGGCTGCCTTGTCCGCCTTCGCTTCAGGCGCGGGCTTCTCGGCCGGCTTGGCTTCGCTCGCGCGCATTTCGTCGAACAGCTTTTGTTCTTCTTCGTTCAGGCCGTCTGCCATTTTTCCCTCTAAGCTGGTGTGGCTGCTGGTTTTGCCGCGGCTTTCTTCTCCGCGACACGTTCATTGGACTTGCGCTCTTCGTGCCTAGCGTGCGTCTCGGCTCCTATGCCAAGCGCCTGCAGGAATACCTCCCTGTTCGACTTGACGAGTTCGATCATCGCCGTGGTGTCGATCTGGTGCTTCTTGAGCGCGTTGCGCTCGGCAGAATCGTTCGCCTTAACGGCAACCTTCGCCGCCTCGATAGAGCGATCGCCCTTCAACTGCTGGTTTTCTTGCGTAAGCGCGTTGATTTGCTGCCCGGCCTTTTGGAGCTGCTGCTGCATGCCTTGCATCTGCTCGCGCATCTTCGGGATGTTCAGCTGTACAAGCCCCTTCAATTCGTTCGCGACATCGGCAGGAATCGGCGCGTAGTCGAATAGCGTCGGCGGGATTGGAATCCCCTCCTTCATCATCACTGGCAGCAATTCCTTGAAGGCTTCCCACGTCTTCTCGCGGAAGTCTGGGGACTGCGGGCTTTGATCGATGATGAGGTCGTACTGCGCCGTATCTTCGCGCTTCACCAGCGGCAAGTATTGCTTCTGGCCGTTTTGGCCTATGACGCGAATCAGGCGGCCATCAGAGATGAACTCGCGGATGAAAAAGAGCAGCAGCCGTCCCTGCTCCTTGCGGTACAGCCTGAGTGCATCGAATAGCGGCGCGAGGATGCCATAAGCCGCCTTGCGGCGCTGCGCCTCAAGAACGCCAGCCTGTTCGCGATTCGCAAGCCCAAGCGCCTCCAGGTTGATCCCGGATACGTACGGCAGGCTCTCGAAGGCAAAGTTCATGAGCTTGTCGAGACCGTTGGGCGCCTGGGCCGGAGTTCGCTCCTTGATCTTTTCGATTCCACCCTCGTTCAACTCGATCAGAGGATTGGAAGCCGCCCATTGCTCCTCCGCCTTTCGCGGGTCCTTGAGCGCGTTAGTCTCGACAAACGCGCCTCCCTTCGCATTCGTGTTGATGATGTGGAGGATCTGCGAAAGCCACTTGTTCGCCCAGCGCTGCGGGTCCTTCATCGCCCGCACAAGCCCGTACCACATCTTGCGATTGCGATCGCGCTTACAGGTGATGAATTTGAAGGTGAAGCTTTCTTGACACGGAGACTTCCCGTATTCGAGCTCAGTGCGCCCGCAGTAGAAGCCGCGGTAGTAGACCTTCTTCTTTTGCTTTACGAACTTGAGATCCTGCCCGGTTGCGTCCTTATACGCCTTCCTGATCTTCTCGAACTTTCCCTTCTCGAAGGATACGAGCTCGCCGCTTTGCGGGTCCGCGACGCGGTAATACTCCTCGCGCCACCAGCATTGGTATTGCACTACGAGCGATTGGTCCTTGTGCTTCTCCCAGTCACCGTCCTTGTCCTTGTACAAGAACATGAGGTCGGCGTTTTGCGGACGCGGCGCATCGTCGATGCGATCCCACGGCGTAGATGCGACGTACTTGTCAGGCCACGTTTCCTCGATCTCGCGGTTGTCCATCCAGTCCGCGTAGAAGATATAGCGCGCATCCGAGTTGCATCGCTTGTGCGCAGCCGGGTCCCAGAACACCTTCATCGGGTCGCGGCGCTCCTCGACGATCATCCCATCAGGATCTTCGTCGTAGTTCATCAGCGTTTCCGTGCAGCCTACCCCGCAGATGATCGCGTCCCTGAAGGCCTCAGATTCTTGGTCCTCGCCGTGGCACTGGTCTCGTACCCAGTTCGCTGCCGCCGTCTCAAGTTCAGACACCGCAACGTCGCCTCGCTCGCGCGGGTAGTACGTCACCGACTGGCGCGTGTTCACTTCCAGGCCAGCCACTGCATCAACCATCACGCCCATGCGGTTGAACGTGACCGCCGGGCGCTCCTGCTCTTGCAGCTGCGCGATGTCGTCAGGCGACCATTGCATGCCTGATTCGAAGTCGTAGCTCTCTCGCGCTTCCTCGCGCCATTCGTTCAGGCCATCTCGCGCGTCCTGAAAGCGCTTGAATACCTGCTCTAGCCGGTCCTCTCGCTCGAGGTCAGGCCCTTGCTTGGAAGTCGCGTACTCGGCCACGTCTTGCTACTTGTACTTCGCGTTCGAGCCGGTCGTGACCGTCACGTCGCCAGAGCGATAGCGCTTCGTGCCGCCCTTGCCGTAGCTCGAAGTGTTTGTGGACGAATCGGCGCGCGGGCCGCCGTTGCCACGCCCATACGACTTCGCCGGCGTGTTGGTCTTGCCAACTCTCGCGTTCGTCACACTTCCCTTGCCCGTGCTGCCCTTGGTCGGTCCCATTGTTGCCTCCTAAGCTGCCATCCAACTTCCACGCGCGTATCTGTTCCGCCTACGCGAATAGCGGTCCTGCTTTTGCGGAGCGTTTTCGCCTGCAACCGCGTAACGCAGCATCATCAGGAGGTAATGCGTTGCCTTCATGAGATCGTCGAACTCGGCGACGATCTTTCCGTCCTTGCGGTGGTAGTTGCGGAATTCCTCGAACCACTGGTGGCAGTTCCGATTCACCTTGAGGCGCCCGGTCTGCATGCGGCCGAGCGTTTCCCACACCGCCGCCTCTACGCCGTTCTTGCGGTCGTCAGGAAATTGCGCGTGCTCAGAGAGCATCCGCACGCCCTGCTGGCGATAGAGCTGCGCGATCTGGATGGACGAGCTCTTGTCGTGCATCAGGCCGTCGTGCGGCCATGCAACCGGCAAGCCCTCGCCCAGCGCCTTGATGCCGGCCGCGTAGGTGGCGAGCGTCTCCTTCGATTGCTTGTAAATAGCTGTGATATGCACGCAGTCGGTATCGCGATCCCACGCGCCCCTGACGGCAGCAGTCGGGTGGTCGTGCCAGCCGAAGTCCATCGCCACCAACTGCGGCCACCACGGTGCTATCTGCACCGGGTCCTCCGCAATGATCTCCTCGGCGATCTGGTATACAGCGCCTTCGCCAAGCATCGGAATGCCCTTCGTGCGGGCCTCGCGCTCATGCGGCAGATAGCTCTCGATCGCTTGGCGGCGTGTTTCATCGGTGAAGTGCTCGGCCTCGTCGATCGTCGCCATCACAAGGCCGCGGTCAGGATGTCCCTGGTCAGGGTAGAAGCGGCGAACGACTTTCGACATGCCAAGGAGCGGCGTCAGCGTGGAGATCATCGGGCCGCCGGTAATCGCCGTACGGGCAGCAGCCTCGGAATAGATTTCCTCGTCCGGCTCCTCGTCCAGCCACACGCCCTGCCACTCGTCCGCCTGCCACTTCTCGCGGCCGTCCGAATAGGCCTTGAACACCGCCTCCGCGATACCGCCTGACGCGTGCTTGACCCGCACGATGTCCACGGACTCAGGCACGCCGCGCGATAGCTTGTAGTCGAGGATCGCATCCTTGGGGATGGTCCCAGTCCCGAACTGCCCGAACGGCCCAAGAAGCGTTTTTTGCGCGCCGTCTCGCGTGAGCTCGGCAGTCTTCGAGCCGATGCCCCAGCGCCCGGCGCGCTCGAACCTTCGGCCTTCCCACCAGTCCGGGTAGTAGCCCGTCAGGTGGAAGGCCACTTCGCTGCCGGCGCTGCGAGTCTTGCCGTAGCGGTTCGCAGCCATCAGCATGCGCTCGCGCTTGGTCTTCCCCATTGCGTGAAACTGCGCCTGCTTCGGATAAGGCTTGTACGTCGCAAGTACGAAGTTCTTGCGCAGGTATTCGAGGCGCTTCAGATCAGCTAGGCGTGTGATGTCGTTCACGTCCGCAGTCTCTTGGCGTACTTGGCGTCGCTTTTGTGAGAGCGCATCCACGCCATTACTTCTGCATCCGAAGACGGCCTGATATAGCTAATCGCCTTGCCGCCTTTTATCGCCCTCCAGATTCGCCTGTAGGCAGACCGCGCCGCGGCGCTCTTGGCCTCGCGAAGCTCGAATCGCATCCGATCAAAGCGATCTCCTGGAGGCAGCGAATAGAGCGCGCGGCCCCAGACTCGCTTCTTGCCCTTCTTCTTGATAACCGTAGTCCAGAACGCGAATACGCCGGCCTCTTTCTTTCCATGCGCGCCCCCGGTGAACTTCCATAGCGTCGGCAGGTGCGCGTCGCGCACCGCGACCTTGCAGCGTCCTACTGCGGTGTAGGTGATCCTCATCGCGCGCTCGCCATTTCCGCGATTCGCATTTCCGCCGGCACTTCGTTCGCTCTCGCATCGTGGTAGAACCACGACTGCGCGTGCGCGACCTTGTTGTGCGCTCGAATGCCGGGGATGCCAGCGGTATAGTGCAGGATCTTCGCGTCCGCATTGACGCCGTACTCATCCGCGAGCCAGTTCCACTCGCGCGGCAGATCGCCAATGCGATCATCAGGCAGCCATGAGAAGCGATGCAGGTACGCGCCGTCCTTGCCGGCGACGAACTCCGGCGTCAGTACGCGATTCATGAAGTGCGCGCAATCCCAAAGGATCACGCTCGACCAGTTCTTGCGCGGATAGTCGGAGTTGTCCGCCTCCATCTCCGTGCCGAGATACTTGCGAGGGAACTTCGTCCGGTAGTCGTGCTTCACCACCCATGCGGCGTGTCCTGAAGTGCGAAGCTTCCATATTTCCGAAAGGTCGGCCTGCGCGATCATGTCTGCGCCGTCAACGAAAAGCGCGTAGCCCTTGAATTCGCACAAGTACGGAACGAGGAAGCGGCTATACGTGAAGGCGTTCGTGCCGTCGCGCTGCCCGTTCATCGTGAGCGGCGTGATCGAGAAGACACCAGGCGTGTTGTCGATCACCGACTGCGCAAACGAGTGCCACCCGCGCGCTTCCCGCTGATCGAAGCCGGTAAAGATTCGGATCACGCTGCCGCCTTCTCTTCGAGAAGATGCGACCAGCGCTCGAGCATCCAGGCCTTGCGTTTTCTGCCCTTGTAGTGCAGCACCCACTTGTCATCTGGAACTTCCTGCGCGTCTTTCGGCGTGTAGTTGTACGTGTCGCGCGGAATGGAGACGATTTGCCACTTGCCGCGGCCGTTTTGCTCCTCCATCCACATCTCGAAGACGGCGATTTGCGATCCGTACCACGCGCGCTCCTTCGGGGCCATTTTCAGCACGCGATCCCTGATTTCTTCCCAGATCGCCGCGCTCCGATAGGCGACGCAGCCGAAGATGAAGGGCTGCATGTGCCCATCCACGATTTTCGGCCCGCGATTCGGGACGATGAGATCGCCAGGCACGTTGAGAATCGGGCGCAAATCGCGCATCACCACGACATCGCTATCGAGGTATAGAACTTCTCCATCGAATAGCGAGCAAGCGTGGCATACCCACGGAATGAACTCGGCGTAGCCGTCCGTACTGACGCGCGCAGGCTCGATTCCTTCAATTGCCGGCGTGTCTTTGTCCGTCACCATGAAGACTTTCACGCCCGGCATCATCTTCCTGACGGAAGCGACCATGATTCGCGCGAGATCGCGCTGCAATTGCGTGTTTTCCTCGTCCCAGTGGCCCTCGATATGCGGGAAGATGACGACAGGGTTCTTCACGCCGCCATCCTTTCCTGCTTCGGCGCGAAAACAGGAAATTTCCGCAGGTCCGGGTAGTCCTCCGTCTGGTCCGCCATGCCTTCAGGCAGCACGTCGAGCAGTTGCAGCCCGCGCGCCGCCTGCTCGGGCGTCATGTACATGTGCCAGCCGAGCATGGAGATGCTTTCTCGGTCGTATGGCAGTCCGTCTCGGCCGTCGTAGCGCGCGCGGCGCAGCCAATTCGCCGCCGCCTCGTCGTCCGTCAGCACCATTCCGCCGCGGCCTATCGGCAGGATCTTTTTCGCGTGGAAAGACAGGCAATGCAGTCCGCCTTCGTACATGCCGCGCCTGAATCTTTTCGCTCCGTCGAAGATCAGGAATGGCGCGAGCTGGTAGACCCCTTGCCAAGGGCTATCCTCCAGTTCCACTTCAAAGCCAGCATGTTTGCAGGCCATCGGAACGGAGACGTAGGTCTTAGCTGGCAGCCTGACGACTCTAGAAATAGCGCTCGACTGCGATTTCAGGAATTCGAGCGACAGGAAAATCGCGTTCGTGCAGCAATCGACTGCGACGCCGTATTTGGCGCCAGAATATTCCGCGACTCGGCGCTCGAACTCCGCCACTACTCCGAAGGCGTTTCTCATGCGGCCTTCTCTACTTCGCCGAAAAGCGCGCGCTCGATGTCCGCTCGGGTGATTTTTCTGTCGAGCACGAAATACTGCGTCGTCTCGATGCTCCCGTACGGCTTGAACCAGTGCTCGAGCTTCTTCATCATCTCCGCGATGAATGGCGCTCTCTCATAACCGAAGTCCTGGTGGACCAGCGTCGCTTGTGGCATGAGGTGCGGATAGAACTCGAGCGCTACTTTTTCGTGGAATTCCTTCGAGATCGAGCAGTCGATGTGCAGGAGCTCGATCTTTCCTCCGCTCCAGCGAGCCTCAGACGCGTCCCCCTCATGCACGACGAGACGGTCTTTCCACTCGCGCATGATTCCGTCGAAGACCTTGCGGAAGTTATCTCCCTGGATGCCGATTAGGGAGCGATATGTCTGTTCGTGGCCGCCTTGTGGGAACCTGAACACGTCATAGACGTGAAGATGTCCTGGATGGCGAGTCTCTTCCATGCCCTGCAGGATCGCAGTGGAACTTCCGCCGGCGAACGCGCCGATTTCCACGATTTCCCCGAAACCAAGCCAGTTCATCGCCACCCAATCGCGCAGCATCGTGCGCTCTGGAAGCGAAACCATCGTCGGCATCATCCGACTTTCCTCACGCTCACCTCGTAGAAGTGCTCGCGGTGGAAGAAAAAGGCAGGAAAGCGCGGCTCGCATATCCGAAGAAGGTCGAACTGCTCGGCGATGCTCTTATGCGGATCGAGCTTGCTGTCGCGAGGGTGCCGCCTTGCATAGTAGGTCGGCTCTCCTACCTGCGGCGTCGGAATCGCGCTCTGCCAGTTGTCGATCGCCCATTGCGCGAGCCTGATTCGACATGCGTCGCGCACGTCATTTAGCTCATTCGACATTTCATCGCCGCGGAAGAGAAGTTTTTCCTGCTTCCAGATGTCGCCAGAATCGACCTTGTCAGCGGCCTCGAGCAGCGTCACAGTGATTTCATTCTTCCCCTCGAGTATCTGCCAGGCGAACGGGCTCCATCCGCGTCCGGCCGGCAGAGCGCTTTCATGGATGACGACGGTTTTTTTGTAGCGATCGCGAATCTCGCGCTCGACGATCTCGGTGCATGACAGAAGAATCAGCAAATCGCCGCCGAAAGCATTCTTTTTCTTGTCGATGAGACCGTAATCGTTCGCCGCGCACCATTCGAGAAGCTTCGGCCACAAGTGGCTGCGCGGGTCTGAACAAATGACCGTGACTGCGCTCATCAGCGGCGCTTCTTCGCCATCTTCGCCGCGGCGCCAAGGATTCCCGTGCCCTTGTCGGCCTGGTTGTACTCGCGCGCCACGTTCCGGGAAATTCCGGCTTTTTTCGCAAACGCGGGGTTATGCGCGGCTGCGGCCATGAACCGCGCCTGTTTCTTGGTCGAGCTCGGCATCTATCGTTTCCTCATGCTGAGAAGCGCCCAGCGAACGCTGAACGCGCACTTCGTCGGACGCAGTTCAAACCCAGCGAGGCGCTTCACGTCCTCCTCGTTGAGCACTGGCCCATGCTTTAGCAACTCAAGGTAGCGATCGAGCGTCATCAGATCGGCGCCTGCTGCGGTTCGATGACCTTCTCCGCGGGCAGCTGCTCGATCTTCGCGATCCCAATTCCAAGGCGCGCTTCCAACTCGCGGATCTCGCGCGCCGCATCGCCGATCGTGATCTGCACAGCAACGCGTCCGGCGTCCCGCTCGCCGTAGCGCTCCCTGTCCCACTTGCCGGCGAGCTTAAGCCTCGTCTCAACGCGTAACTTCGCCGCGGCAACCTCCGCCGACTCATCCGACCCCTTCACCCCATCGGCAACCGCCAAGCTCTCCTGCGCAATCGCATCGGCCCAGATCGACAACGCCGCGTCGTACTCCGTCTTCAACTCAGGCTTCGCCGCAATCTCGCGCGCAACCAGCGAATACGGCAGCTTCTTGGAGGTGCAGATGTCCCGCAGCGTCTCACCCTCCGCAACGCGCTGGATCACCTCAGACCAGTTCGCAGGCTCGGCCTTCCACGCCTCGAACTCCGCAACCGTTCTTTTTCTTATCGCAGCCCCCGCACGCACCCAATCCACATGCGGATTGCTACTTACACACCATTTTTCGCCACGTCAAACGGCGCGCTTCAACTACGGAAACTGGAGATAGGGGATAGGGGACTAGCTACGGCTGCCGGCCGGGGAGGTACCGAAAGGTCGGAACGTCCCTAAATTCGACCTGGATCTTGAAAAAAGCATGCTTTCCTGCTCCGATTTGCCAGCGTACACGCTCTAAGTCATTGTATTTACTATTAACTTGTCACTACTGCTAACAGTGCAAAGCATTATCTCGCACCGCAGCAATGACACATGGAATGACAGATGACACATCCTGACACATTTTCCTATTCCTCCTCTATACGTGCACGCGCACGCATGGCCAAGTAATAGAAAATGCGTCATGATCTGTCATGTGTCATTCGGATGTGTCATTTCGGCTCCGCTGACACATCCTGACGCATTCCTAGCACTTCTCCGTCGCCATTTCGGGCCCAAGTAAGGCGCACGTCAGGTCCGAAAACATCGCGTATCGCCCTTGCGAAGGCGACTGCCTCCGGCCATCTGCGCTCGATTTCGGCCTTGCTCGGCCGCTCAGCCAACGTCGTAGCCAGCCTGAACGGGGCGAGCCTTCAGCGATACACCAGAAAATAACCTCGCCGCCTCCGTTCGCTTCTGGCTGAACCCGCGGTCAAGCATCGCACTCGACCAGCCCTTGCGGCTCCACGCACTCTCGCCCTGCTCATCACACCACTTCCGGTAGCTCTCAAAGAGCACCCGGCCATCGGTCGTGCCGTTGCGATCACAGCATTCAGCCAACCACGCGCCAAGCACGTCCTCGGCTTCCACGTACTGCTCGGTCGCCTCCATGATCCTCGAGCTCGGCTGCAACCCATTCGCACGCCAAGCCTGGCAGCCATCTATCGCCCAATTGAGGATCTTCGGCCATTCGGCCTGTAGCTTCCTCACAAGCCCATGATCGCGCTCAGCCTGCGGAATCGTCACAGTGAACGGCACGAGATGTATCCGCCGCTTGATCGCCTCGTCCACCGCCTTGATAACCGGCTTGTGATTGCCAGCGATCATCAGCTTGAACTGCGGCTCGAACTCGAAATCATCCTGCCGCATGAAATGCGCACTGATCTTCCCGCCGCCAGTGAGCCGCTTGACGCGGCCCTCGTTCCACCGACCGCCAGCATCAGTCTCCTCAGTGATCACCAGCCTCGATCCTCGAAGCCGAGCAATCTCTGTCGGATGGCGCTCATTCTTCGATTCCGCAAACACCTCAAACCCTGCACTTGTCGCGTAATCGCCGAAGATCCCAGACAATGTCTGCAAGAAAGTCGTCTTTCCATTCGCCCCCGTGCCGTACAGGAAGCAAAGCGCGTGCTCTGAAGTCTCACCCGTCAACGCATAGCCAGCGAAGCGCTGTAGATAGCGCATCAACTCTTCATCGCCATCGGTCACGCGCAGCAGAAAATCGATCCACAACGAGGGATTTCCGGCCTCCGGGGCGCACGATGTGCGCTTCGTCAGGTAGTCACCAGGTAGCGCCAGCCGGAACTCGCCAGTACGCAAATCGACTACTCCGCCATCAACGCCAAGTAGCAGAGTGTCCGTGTCCCACTGCTCCGTCGTCGCGGCAATGCGCCTGTCGGATGTCGCGAGATCTCGCACTGCGCCAGCCGTCCGCTTGGAATTGACCATGCGCTTTGCAGCCGGCGTGAGCTGCGCAGCCTGCGGCCAGTAAATCGCCTTCCTGGTGAGCTCTACCGCCAGCCTGTCGATCTTCGCCGTGTCGTCCCTGTACCAGCCATCACCACGCCATTCGAACCAGCTATTCCACGGCTTGACGAACCGCCATCGCTCAGCATGCTCATCGGCGAAGCGCCCAGCCAGCATATCCTCGGACATTGGCGCCGCGCCTACGTCCTCATCCTCGCCATCCCCGCCCGCTGCAGCCTCGCCCATATATGCCTCGAGCGGAGGCGCGTCATCGGTCTGCGGCGGCTGCGTAGGAACGTCGCGTGCGTATTCGGCCGCCCGCGGCTTGGCCCATGCGATCACCTGTTCCGTTGACCAGCCTGCATCTTTGGCATCCGCGATGTCCCACGCCTCTGCCTCGCCACTCGGGTCGATCAGCTTCACTTTGCAGCCAAGGCCAGCCTGATCGGATAGGAGCTCGGCCAGCTTTCGCGCCGCCTCAATCCCTGGCTCGTCGTTATCCGGCCAGATCAATACCGCACGACCCTTGAGCGGAGACCAGTCCTGTTTGTGCCAAGCGTTCGCACCCCCAGTCCAGGAGACGCAGGCGTAATACGCGGAAAGAAGTTCGTGCGCTGCATCGGCCTTCTTCGGCTCCGGTGCTCATCACCGAGGGGCCGAAGAAGGCCGATGCAGCGCACGAACTTCTTTCCGCGTATTACGCCTGCGTCTCATGGACTGGCGGTGCGAACGCTTGGCACAAACAGGACTGGTCTCCGCTCAAGGGTCGTGCGGTATTGATCTGGCCGGATA